GCGCATTGATTCCGTACGCACGATTAATTCTGCGCGTTGACGCGTGATGTCGCTATCTTTTAAAGCTGCCACCATTTTATTAATTCCCCATCCTTCTTCTTGCCCTTGTAGTAGAATGCGTTTAATCTGATTGAATGTTGTGTTTGTAATTGGTTGCACAATATCAGTCATCAAAAACAATTCATAATACTTGCGAATTATCCATTGCCACAAAGATTCTTCTTCTTTGTTATCGTCTTTTTTTACTTGTCGTTTAATCTCTTTTTGCGTCACGTTTGCCATTGTTATGCCGCCCGCTTCGTACATCGTCATTAATGTATCATACAATGTTTGCGTAGGCAAATCAGTAGGTATTGCGTGCTGATTCTTTTTATATTCTACAATAAACGCGTCGATTTGTTCTTGTAGGCACGCGTATATTAGCGGCCTATAAGCGTTTTGTAGTTTTAGTACAATGTTTTTGTATGTCGAGTAGTAACTCACTTATTTCGCGGGTGATGTTGGTTTAGAATAAGGATTCAATCCCGATGGCAAATTAATAGGCGGATTCTCAATGTTGTCAAGCGTTGTAATTGATGACGGAACTAAAATAGTTCTTCGTGTTTGCTCGTCCATCCAATCGGGAACTTTCTCGCCAAGTATTTCGTATCTTCTTTCAAGTGTTAAACAAGATTTTTCAAGCCAGGTAACAGTATCAAGTTTGCCCTCTTGTAATTCAGTATAAACGCTTGTATCAAAATCAATAACGCGCCCTTTGGCGTTCCAGTCCTTTTGAAATTTACGATTGAATTGGTCGCGAATTGATGCAAGCGCGGGAATAGCACAACGCACGGTCAACGCTTTCTCACCTTCTTTTGTGTTGCTAAATGTTTTATTATCTGGGTCGTTTAATAATTGCGACGGCACTTGATAAACATTACAAAGTGCGCGTAAATCCATATTTTCTGCGTTCAACAAATCTAAATCGACAGGCGACAAACCAAGCGGTGTGAATCCCATTTTGTATCCACTCGTTGCAACCTGGTTAAATTGGTCGCTACCTTGAAACTGCGCTAATTTTTTACGCACGGCCATTGCTTCCTGTACGGCAACGTTTCCGTCATATCGTTGGTCATCTACAAACAACACACCTTTAGGGCCGCCGTTCTTGTATGCGGCAACGCTTGCGTTCTTGCCTTCGTTACTGCGCGTTAATACTTTTGCGGCTGCTTGTAGCGGTGATAAGCCGTACAATTGCAAGCCTATGATTGACCACTCGGGATTGAAATATTTATCGTGCAATATTTCCTCTTTATCAAACATCTGAATGTATTGCATATAGAGTTGATATCCTGTAATATTAATCGGGAACTCGTTTAAATTCGCAATTATCGACATATACTGCGACGGCATTATGTGTAATGAGTTAGGCATACCCATATTCTTGCCCGCTAGTATTTTCTTGCCGTAAACGTATGTATTACCAGTGATAAGTTTAAAGCCGACCATTTGTTCGATTAAATCGCCCCAAGTGTCTTCGTCGTTCGGGTGCAATAACAAATCAGTCACTTTTGTAGGTGTTTTAACTAATCTTAAAGCCGCTTCTTTAATTTCTGCGACTTTGTCCCAATCTTCAATCAAATCGGGGCGCGCTAACATCCCTTTGTATTGTTTATATTTCTGCGCGTCAATTACTTCGTACTCTGCCCAAGGCGCTTGTTTACATTTTTCTTCTATCAAACGAATGATTGAGTAAACGATATCATTTGCGCAATAACCATTCTTAACTTGATTAACGCCGTTTTGACCTTGCCAGGTTACTACATCGCCATACATTGGTGGCACATTGTTTCCGCCAAGATAGCCGTTGCGCATTGTTGATGGTAGCATCTGCGCCGTTCCAACTAATTTATCAATGCGTTTTTCAGTTAGATTTATCAAAAACTTATCAAATATGTTCATTGTGAAGGATTATAAAGTAAAATTACTACAATTTTCGTATTAATAGTCATCTTGTGGTGTAGGCACAAATCTTGGCATCATTTCAAACGCTTCGCGCATCATTAACGCGTCACTAAAATCGGGTGAGCGACCTATCAATTCCTTGACGTGGTCTTTGCTTATAATACCCTTTTTTAAGTCAGAATCAAGACGTTTTTGTTTCACTTGCTCTAGTTCTTGAATTACCCATTCTCTTACGCGGTCATCGTCGTAAGTTATGTAAATCCCGTTATTATTTACGCGCTCTGCTAACTTGTAATAACATTGTGACTTCTGATTGTCAAAGTTTTCGGGTTTAATATTTCCCTTTTGGTCTTTTTGCGGGTTGCTCGGCGATGGTAACGCTCTCGCATTGTTTACGAATCCTTTGCACCCATAAAAATCTACAACGCCACCGCCAAGACCATCTTCGTCAATTAGAATGTCAGACTTGCCGCACCCAAGACGTGAGCGTGCTGCTTCTAGCATCTGCGTTGTTGTTGCCAAGTCTTGCTTTTGATAGAATCGTATGTGTCCGCGAAATCCGTTCCATTCAACGATTACAATTTTGTCACCGCCAAGTCGCGCCATATCCGCCGTAATACATTTGCGGCCCTCGATGACGTGGTTGTTGCTGAATGTGTCAATGATTTTGTTATAATCTATCAACGCGCTTGCGTCGGTGTCAACTTCCCAATTGCCTTGCAATAATCTTTCTCGCTCGTTCGGTGTTAAATTTCTTTCCAAGTTGTCAAGATAACCATCGCTTAACATCTTGTTATCTTGTGGCAATGCTTGCACAAATTTGCGCCATTCGGGCAACGTACCCGCTTTGTTTGGAATATAATACTCGCGATAAAGATAGTTCTTTGACGGGTTGCACGTTTGCAACAATTTAGCCGTTAGTTTGTATTCATTATTCTTCCAACGTCCAAGCGATGCCGATAAGTTGTTCTTTGCTGCTTCTTCAAACTCGCCCGCTTCTTCTATCCACCCGCGTGTCATCTGCATTGAACCAAATCTATAATATTCGGGGTCACTAGGCAAGTATTTTGCATCTAACAAATACACGCGTGAACCATTATGTAGTTCGTAATAATTATCTTGCCCGTTGTATTTCCATTGGTCGGCGCGTATGTTCCAGTGCGCAAATACTTCATGAATTGAAGGAATTGTGAACTTCCTAATATTAGTTAACGACTTACGCGCAATAAAATAGTTTGTGCCTGGGTATAAAAACGCATCTCCAAAGATTAATGACACACCAAGATAAGATTTGCCGCTGCCCTTACTTCCGCCGTATGCGATGTCGGTTGTTGTTGAATCAACCCACAACTTGCAAACTTCTTTTTGCTTTAAATTTCCGTGCGTATTAAATTCTATTATCATACGCCCCAATTTAGAAAAGTCGGTTTAATCGGTGTGTGATGCGGGTATGCAAGTGTGCCGTAATCTTGAATAGGTATGTTGTGCAAACGCATTAACGCGCTTAAATACGCTTGGTCGTGTCTGCTACCTTTGTAATTTAAATTTCTTGATGTGTCGTGATGGAATGAACCATTGATGCTGCCTTGCAACCATTTGTCAAATACTTCAACGCATTTCTTGTTCGTGAAATCAAACATAATGCAACAAGCCATTATCTGCTTCCATCCGATGACATCGGGAACGCCTAACTTATCAAGCGCAAAGTCACTAATCCAATCTTCGAGTGAATGTCCTTCGTTGTTCCACGCTAATATTCCGTGTTCTTTGGCTTGCGCCCATAACGGTTCAACGGGTAGCATTAAGCGAATAGTTGAATCGCACCAAAGTATTTGTGTGTAACCTTTCTCGCGCGCTTCTTGTATCGCAAATGGCTTGAATTGGTATGGCATATCTGCGTGCTGCCACGATTTGCCGTGTTTATCAGTCACAGGCCAAGAACCTAGTTCGATGTTTACGCCGTAATAGTTTGCGCAATATCCATCAACGCTGCGCATTAAATAATCGCCTTGCCAATTGCCTAAAGACGAATCAATCAATGCTAATTGTGCTTTATTATAATTCTCGCGTCCGTTCGATGCGACGCTAACTAAACAACTAGAGCGCATAAATTAAGTTTTCAAGTGAACGATATATTTCTTTGAATCTTTCGGGAACTAACGCACGAATCTCGGTTTCAATGTGCCTGTCGTTGTTGTATTCAATACACAAACATTTAACGCCGTCCAAGTCTATTTGTTTCAAGATGTCAATATCCATTCCTTCTGCGTCAATGCTAATGAAATCATATTGTTCTTGTGTGAATGTGTCGTATGTCATTACTTTAACGCGCACTGGCTTAAACTCCGTGCCTTTCCAACGTGCCATCTCGGTTTCTTTGATAGTTGACAACAAAGACGTGTCGCCCTTGTTTAAATGCGTTCCCATATCAAATAGTTGTGTAAATCCGTTCTTCTTTCCGATTGCTACTTTGTGCGTCGTTACGTTGTCGTTCTTTTTGTATAACATTTCAAGCATCTTAAACGCGGTCGGTGATGGTTCTACAAGGTCGGCTTTCCATCCTAGTTCAATCAACGCGCGCGAGTTTGATAACGTGATGCCGTCGTTCTCGCCGATGCTTAACAACTTACCAGTGTAGCCTTGAAAATAATTTTGAATTGCGATGTCTTCTTGGTTTTGTGAATAGTGTTTCATAGGTTATTTATTTCTTGTTTAACTTCTTGCCAATATGGATGATTTACAACTTTAGGTAATATAGACTCTTTATCATTTGATATACCAAATTGATACATATTTGTTGCTTCTATAATTTCATCTACTGCTATTAATGCACATTTTTTAGCATCTGCCATTGAAATCATCATATGTGAATTTTCACTTGTTCTAATTTCAAGTAATCTAAATTTATGTGCTATTTCAAATGCTTTTTCTTTAGGTGTCATTTACTTGTGGTTTACAAATTTATATGTGTATAGTTCTTTATCAATCAAAGTTTCTGTCTTTATCAATCTACGCTTGTGTAGTTGCGTAGCAAAGTTGTAATCTTCTTCGCGATATTTATTCTCAAATGGCACTTGCAACGCAATGCTGCGTTTAATAGGTACGATGTGATTAGGGTAGCGCAAATAAATTTCTTGTCCGTTTCTTATCTCTGATTTGTAGGGTAAGTCTTTGGATATGTACCATTTCTTTGGGTTTGTTCCGTCAGTTGTCATAATACCATTAAACACGATTGCGTCCGTGTCTTGTTTCGCGGCTTCTAATATGCTACTAACGTAATCGCTCGCAACTTCGTCATCGTCATCAACGTGAACAACGTATGTGCCGCGTG